AGGATATTAATTTAACCTCGGCATTCGAGCAGGTTGTGCTTAAGTTTCATCAGGCACATTTTGCCGGGGCTGTTGGCGTTAGTATGGTACTTAAGCCTGAAAACCATGCTGACAGTATTACCCTTGATGATTCCTTCGATATTGATGAAAGTTACTTTCCCGACCTGCTCTCTGGTCTGGACGACATCATTTCATGGCAAAACTGATGCTTGCATCAAGCCACAAGACCGGCACTCAGAATGCCGGTCTTGTTATGCCATTTACTCGCGATTTTCTCGTGTTTAAGCTCTGCATGTATTAGGTGCCTGAGTTTGTATCCGTTTTGCATTTCAACGTTTGCCAGCCAGCGCCAACGCGGCTTCGGGTTCCTGATCCACCTGCATTAAAAGCGCCCCGTTAAGCGCGCAGGCGAGGCGGGGATAGCATTGCGCGCCGGACGTGGTGACAGGATTTATTTTGCACGTCTGTATGCGTCGTGGTGGCGCGCTGTGCTGTGGGGTCGGTCAATGTGATGCGATGGTGATTGAGTCGCGTGTGTGTCGTCTGGCTTGCTTTGAGGGTTTGCAGCACGGAGGCGGCATTTTGGCCATGGTTTAGTCGGTCTCGATGCTGTAATCCTTAAAGCGGATCACCTCCATTCCTAATCAATCGCTAATCTCTTTGAAACGCTCCCGCAGCGGCGTCAGCTCGTTACGCACAAACACCCGCGCTAACTGGCTGGGAGGGCTGGCGGGATGATTACGGGTATGAATATTCAGGCCGGGGGGAAGATTCTTCCGGCGTCTATGCTCAAGCAGGATAACGAAGATATTACGCAGGATTTTAGCGACCGGCTTATCAGCCTGACCATGACGGTTAATCGCGGATTCGAGGCTGACCAGCTCGACATCGAGCTCGATGATACCGACGGACTTGTCGAGCTGCCGCCGCGCGGGGCAAAGCTGACGCTGTGGCTGGGCTGGCAGGGTTCGGCGTTGCTGAATAAAGGGAGTTTCACGGTCGATGAAATCGAGCACAGGGGCGCGCCTGATACGCTCACCATCCGGGGGGGCAGCGCTGATTTTCGCGGGTCGCTCAACTCACGCCGGGAACAGCCATGGCATGACACCACGCTCGGGGTGATTGATGAGACCATCGCCGCACACAACAAGCTGACGGCCAGCGTGGCCGATACGCTGAAAGCGATCACCGTACCTCACATTGACCAGACGCAGGAATCCGACGCGGTGTTTCTGGCGAGGCTGGCGGAGCGCAACGGCGCATCTGTTGCGGTGAAGTTTGGGAAACTGTTATTCCTGAAAGCCGGTAGCGCGGTGACGGCCAGTGGTAAGCCTATCCCGCAAATGACCGTAGAGCGCGGCGACGGCGACCGGCATCAGTTCGCCATCGCTGACCGCGAAGCCTACACCGGCGTCACGGCAAAATGGCTGCACACCAAAGACCCGAAGCCGCAAAAGCAAAAGGTGAAGCTCAAACGCAAACCAAAGGTACAGCACCTGCGCGCGCTGCAGCATTCGAAAGCGACCAAAGCCCCGGCAAATGCCAAAGCCAAAAAAGAGCAGGAAGCGCGCGAGGGTGAGTATATGGCCGGTGAGGCTGACAACGTGCTGGAGCTGACGACCATCTTCGCGACAAAGGCGCAGGCAAAGTGGGACAAGCTGCAGCGAGGAGTCGCGGAGTTTTCAATTTCGCTGGCTATTGGCCGTGCAGATTTATTTCCTGAAACGCCGGTTGCGGTGAAAGGCTTTAAGCGCGTTATAGACGATCAGGCGTGGATAATCAGCCGGGTGGTGCATAACATCAACGGGAGCGGCTACACGACGAGCTTAGAGCTTGAGGTTAAGGTTTCGGACGTGGAGTACGAAAGCGAAGAATTAATGCAATGATATTTGCTTAACTGTTTGTTATATAAGGATAAAGTAAGTAAAATTAACTCATCGGAAATTAAATGAGGTGCTCGCCATGTTTCACTGTCCAAAATGCCATTTCGCCGCGCACGCCCGCACAAGTCGCTACTTTACTGACACGACCAAAGAGCGGTATCACCAGTGCACAAACATCAACTGCAGCGCGACGTTTGTGACCACTGAGACGATAGAACGTTTTATCGTTTCGCCCGGCGAAGTAGTACCAGTCCCACCTCATCCTACTACGTCAGGGCAACAACAGATTCACTGGATATAATTTACCGAGAATTCCCTGCACACACGGCGGGGCAGACTGGCTAAGTATCCTCAAAAGAACAATGTATCTATAAATATCATTTAGGAAAAATATTTATAGGTCCATTTTTCAACGTGACATTTTAATAGTTTAAGCTATACAATTTGCAAAGTTCTCTTCAATTTGGAATTTCTTGACATGTTCCCCAACCGCAAACCTTTGGTTTTAATAATCGTGAGCGCACTGGTTTTAACTTTTGCTCTTATTAGTAATGAATTAGGATTTTACTCTTATCTTAATTCTAACTGGAATTGGGATAAAGCTGTTGCTTTGGCAAGTGCACTAGGAGCTGTTGTTGCAGCGGTAGCGACATGGCTTGCTGCTAACCGAGCTGCTGATGGTGCCGAGATTGCAAGACAGTCAATGGTAGCCTCAGAATTAGCTGCTAAAGCTACACTTCAGGAAACACAATTATTTAACTTGCGAACGGGTTTTGAAAATCGCTATGCATTGCTGCTGGCCCAACATGATCAATATCACCGACAACTTTGTGAATATATTGATTACGAACAGAACCTTCATAATAAACTTCCGAAAAAACCATCAAGTTTTCCTGTTGTGAATTTTTTCGATAATGTTTCTGATTCACATGATCTCAAGTCGAGTCTGGCTTTTCTGACTGGGCATGAAATAATAAGTCGTTATATGCGAACGCTATATCATTTATTGAAGTTTGTACATGATGATTTTTATCTAAATCAAAATGATTACATTATTGAAGAAAAGAAAAAATATACATCGCCAGTTCGTTCCGTTATTAGAAATGATGTATTATTAATGATCGCGATGAACGCACTCAATGTAGTCTCTGAACGATCAAAAAAATCAGGGTATCCTAAATATCAAAAGTTGTTGCATGCTTTTGATTTTTTTGAACATGCAATATTTACACACCCTTCAGACCCAAACACTCTCTTTAATAGTGATGATTGGACCTTGTTGGTTTATAATCAAATCAAAATTAAACAGTCAGAGTATGATGACGCGTGGAGGAAAAATTCCCAGGCGAAAATTTTTGAGTTTCCCTCACTTAGATTATTCTCACCACTAATATTATGTCTTTTAATCTATCAAAATCCAATTAAAACTACGGCAGAAGATGCTTTGAATGATTTTTTTGACTACTTAATCAAATCTTGCCTTCAAGATAAATTGGAGGGGGTAATTGAAAAATATCAAAAAAGTAAAATATATGTTGATGGTTATTGTGATTTATTTTTTCGAAAAAGTGAGTCAGAAGAATGGATGCCAATTGAAGATGCAGTTCTGGAAAAAATTCGCTCTGAAGTTAATGTTAGAGGGACAAACTCCTATCATTCTTTTTTGTTCCAAATTCGGCCGGAAGGAGAAGGAGAAGGGGAAGGGAAGTGGGAGTCTATTGAAGGGAGAGTTATTTATGGACATTTTGAAACGGTTTTGAGGTATGAAAAGTTGTATGACGATGTAACTGAGAAGGGCGGGTGCATTGCATATCTGAAGTTTTTACGTCAGAAATACGCGGACAAACTCAATGAATTGAAAAAAGTTGTTTTCGCACATGATACAAATAAACATTAAAAACATATGATTTTTGCTTGGCAGATGTAAAACAATTTTTTGGAAAAAAACCCGCATTCGCAGGGTTCAAAATATCGATGTGGTCAGTATGTGGACATCAAAAGAAATAAATCCTTTTATTTCATTGAGTTGAAGTCATTAAAAAAGCTCCTGAGGGAGCCTTTTTAATGTCGTTGAGAATGCGCCGTCATTTAGTTGTATAGTACAACCAAATGACGGAGGAAAGAATGCATACTGAACCCTCTGTAGTAAGCGACATTCGCGTTGCGTCACGTCTGATGGTCAGAGAGCTGGGCTTCATGGCCTCCACGCTGGCCTCTACACATTACTCGCCCTCGGCCGTACACACCCTCGTGGAAATTGAGCTGCATAAGGAGATGACCGCAGGTCAGCTGGTGCAGCTGCTGGGTTTGGAAAAATCCAGCGTCAGCCGGATGCTGTCG